GACGGTGCTCCTGGCGTGGAAGCGGGTGACGGAGGCCAGCATGATTGAGGTCTACAAGGCCACCACACCCTACGGCTCAACCTGCCACTTCGGCGTGGAGTCTGCCGCCCGCGCATGGGCCGGGACAAATGGGACGGTGGAGCGCATCGAACTGCGCGACCCGCCCGTGCTGACCGTCGTGCCAGCGGACGATTCGCCCAGATGGTCAAGGCTCGAAGAACTACGCGAGATGGCCCGGCAGTTTGTCTGCCACCCCGTCTCACGCGGCATCAGCGACTGCGAGGAAGCGGGCGAACTGATGACCGACGCCGCCGCCGAGATTGAGCGGCTGTGCCGGGTGCGCAACTGTCTGGCGGGAAGTTCCAAGACGCGGAACGCGCAGCTAACTCAGGCAGAACAGGTGCGCGCCGCCGCGCTGCTGGCCCTTGGCCTGCTGTGGATGACGGAGCGGCAAAGCGACAAGGTGCATCGGGCCTACATCACGTTGCGCGATGCGCTGGGCGGCAAGGAAGCCCTGCGCGAGGGCATCCAGGCGGCAATGGACGCGGGCCACGAAGCCGACCACCCGCATGGGGCCGACTGGTGGGCCGGGAAGAAGGACGCCCCTGGCGTGTCGGCGTCTGCACCATCAGTACCTCCATCGGAGAAGACATGAATGACCGCGAACTACTGGAACTGGCGGCTAGGGCTGCGGGGTACACGCTGATTGAGCATTACGCCGGGCTCCCGCTTATCGCAGCCGAACTCAACGCGGCGTGGAACCCTCTCACCGACGATGGCGATACGCTGCGGCTGGCGGTGACGTTGGGTTTGAGTGTTCACGTCAGCCTGCATGCGAAGGAAACGCACGTCTACGGCCCGCACAGCTTTGCCGGCGAAGTGCACAACGACGATACTTGCGCCGCCACCCGCCGAGCAATCGTGCGCGTTGCTGCTGAGATTGGGAAGGGGATGACATGACCGACGAACTGCCGCCGCTGCCGGAGCCCTCAAAGGGATTCGGCCTTGATGCCGCGATCGAACACTTGCAACGTATTCAGAAGATGGGCGGATCACGTCGTTGGCGTCTTGTCGTGCGCAAGTTCAATCCGGGCGGCATGTCAGGCCACGGCACCACCGAGGTGGACAGCATCGCCGCAGGCTTCGATTGGGAGGCTGGGCGCGTAGTCATCACGCCGGCCAAGCCAATGACCGAACTCACGCCCGAGGATGTGGAAGCCATCACCAAGAGCGTGCGCGCTGGCGGTAGTTGGCACGCCTACAAGTCGCAGGAGCAGTTGCGCGAGCGTGCGCTGAAAGCTGAGGCGCGAGTGGCCGAGCTGGAGATGCGGGCCGAAGCTGCCGCCGACCAACTCCGCGCCGCTGTACTGGCAGAGCGGGAACGGTGCGCGAAGGTGTGCGAGGCAGACCCGGACGCCGTGTTCTCGGCTATCTGGAAATCACTCGTCATCCCGGGTGAGTTTGACGCGATGGACGACACGGACAAGAACCGCTGGCGTGGCGTCATCATGCAGGCGATCGGACTCACTTCAGAGAAGTGCGCCGCCGCCATCCGGGGAGTGAAGACGTGACCAAACTCACATGGAAGCAAAGGGCGCTGTACGAGCGCATGAGCGACATCAGCGAAGAATGTTACGCCGCTGGCTGGATGACCGGCAACGAGTACACGCTATGGGAGATGGTCGCCAACCCGGACGCCTCGCGCAACTACGGAATGTCCAGTGTCAGCGAAAGCGACTTGTCCGAGTTGCGCGAAATCTCCACCGAAATCGGCGGCTGGATTCGCTGGGTTGATGATGACGATGACCCGGACCTTCCTTCTGAGGAATGGGGGCCAGTCTTCACGCCGATGGCAGAGTGGGTGCCTCTGTTCAACAAGCGCATGGCGGAATTGGACGAGATGCGCGCGAAGTACACGAAGGACGCATCGTGACCACATCGGAAGAACTGCGGGAGTGGGCGACGGCAGAAAAGCTAAAGCCCGTTGGCGGGCTATCTGACGAAGCATGGGAAGCGATCTGCGGGATGAAAACGGCGCAAGAACTCACGATTTTTTGCGCGCCTGACGACCACCGCCGCACCTTCGCCCTTCTCGTCGCCTGTGCGCTGGAGGATGAATGATGGAGCACAGACTAGGCGCCATCTGCACCCACGGCCAACTAGCCCGCCAGTGAGAACTGTGCGACAAGGACCGCGAGATAGAGCGACTGCGATCCACCCTTGACTGCCGAACCTGCATGCACTTTGTGGGACTTGGCGACCCGTGCAGATCCGTCTTCAAGTGCATCGATGCGAAACAGTACGTGGCCAGTACGCCCGTGCAGATGTGGAGGAAACAATGAGCGGCGGAAGCATGAACTACCTGTTCTCAAAACTGGAGTACGAAGCCGACTTCGAGACAGACACGCCGGAGCGCATTGCATTCGCCGAGCATCTGAAGCTCGTCGCCAAGGCCCTGCACGATATCGAATGGGTGGACTCGTGCGACTACGGGGTGGGCGACGAGAACGAGGCCATCCGCGCATGCCTTGCCGGTGGCGCCAAGCTGCGCGCCGCAGCCGAAGAAGCCCGCCGCGTGCTGTCTATGCCGCTGTTGATGAAGGGCGATGCGCCTGTTGCGAAGGCACTCAAGATGCTGGACGAGGCGCTGGGCAAGCAAGACGAGGAAAGGACATGATGGAACGCCTTCAATACCCGCTTAACCACGAGTGGCATGCCGCCGTGAACCAGCATCAGGACGCACAGTGCAAGGCCGGCAAGTCATGGGGCGATGCCAGATTCATGTACGACGCCAAGACTATGGCAGACGAGGTGCCGCGCATGGTGATGCTGTTTCGACAGGAGCGAATGAGCGCGCTGCCAGCGGCGCACCAACAGTGCAGCATGCAGGCGCCGGTTCCGGTGAAGAACAACCACCTGACATGCTGCAAGGGCGTCAAGACGCGCGAGTGCCCGCACCTTCTGGCGCTGGAGACGATCAAGCGATGCACGCCGGATGACATCGACACGGCCAAGGCGTGGACCTGCGCGGCGCACATCGTCAGCACTGGCGGCGACTTCATGGGCGAAGGGTTCCTGCTGCGCGTCGATGATCGGATGTACTGGGACAACGTGTATGACAGCCTGTCGCACGGAGGGAGCGATGAGTGAAGCTGCAACCATCGATCGCAACCCGATCCCGCTGCATGAGCGAATCGCGGTCAAGGCGAAAGAAGCCGCCGCACTGATGTCGTGCTCGCGGTCTACATTCTTCGCACGGGTCAAGGCGGGGATCTACCCTAAGCCTGGGCCAGATGGCCAATGGGGTGTGCGGGCGCTGCTGGCGCTGCATCCGATGCATCAAAGGAAGACGCAGTGAGCATGGATGCACCCAATGGCGTGGCGAGCACGTCTACCAATTTGAAAGGATGACCATGAGGTACCACGATGACAAAGAAGCGAGGCGATTAAACGCCGAGCTATGGATGCTTGACCTGCTCAAGCTCAATCCTGGATACGTGTCCTGGGGTCCGCACGAGGACTACATGTGGAAGGAGGGCGACGGCTGGGATTCGCGGAAGACGTTTGCCAGTTGGGCCGAGTTTGGGCCGTGGAAGTTGGACGACTTGAACGAGTGCGTGAACTTCTATTTCTCGGTTGAGCGAGCATCCGAGGATTGCAAGACATGCGGAGGCTCTGGCCACCACCCAGACGCGCAGTGGATCACGGACTCGTGGTACAGCCATTCTTCACCCTTCAAGCGGCAGACGTTCGGTGAACTGCAGGCCGAGGCTGTGATGGCTCGCTTCGGTTCGTCGCCGCGTCGGTTGCACGGCCATGGCACCTATCCAAGTGACGAGGTGCTAGCGAAGTACGGCCAACCTTTCCGGGAGTTCTGCGAGCGTATGCGGGTGCGCTGGCATTGGGACGACGACATCACACAGGACGAGGTGCAAGCCCTTATCGACAGCAATCGTTTGCTCGACATCACCCACGACTGGAAACAGGGAGAGGGCTGGAAGCCAAGGCGGCCCGCCGCCATTCCCACCGCCGACGAAGTCAACGCATGGGCGCGCGGCAAGGGCCTCGGCCACGATTCCATCAACGCGTGGATTTGCCAGAAACGGCGCTGCGAGCGCCTTGGCGTGCCGTACCAGTGCCCGACTTGCGAAGGCCTCGGCTCCGTTTTCACCGCCCCCGGCGCGCATGTGTCGCTGACGTTGTGGTGGCTGCACCCGCGCAAAGGTTGCTCGCGCGGCCTAGAAGGCACACGCATTCAGCAGGCTGAGTTGCCGGCCGTGTTCAATTTCCTACGCGAAGCCGCCACCCGCAACGCTGATCGGTTCGGGAAGCTGCCACTCCCCGCTGGCGTGCCACCTACCGCGCTCGCTCCAACCACTCCCCCCACCACTGCATCAACTCCCGCCGCTGGTCCAAATACTGCGCCCGGTTGTACGCAGCCCTGACAGCATCCGTCTCCCTGTGCGCAAGCTGCCGCTCGATCTCTTCAGCGAGTTGGCGCGGGGTCATCGCGGCCATGCGTCCACCAGAGCCTGCCGCTTCGACCGCTCGCAGCCAGCCGCGCCGATCCACGACACCACCCACTCGGCCAGATCGCGCGAGGTGGCGCCCTCCGGCAAGTCAGCGGGCCACGGGCACCGGCTCACCAGCGCCACAGGCGGCGGGGGGATCACCACCGGCACAGCGGCCGGCGGCGTTGAGGCGCACGCGGACAGCATCAGGCACAGGGCAGGCAGCAAGAGGCGCGGCTTCATGGCGGATCTCCAGGATGGTCTGGGTCAGGAATCGGTCGCGCGTCTCGGCCTGCACCGTGTAGCGCAGCTCGGCTTGGCGCTGCAGGTCGCGGTTGCGGTCTTGCTGGGCGCGTGCGGCGCGGTCCGTCTCGGCCTGCGCGAGCTTCCACTTGACGGTGACCGACTCGGCGCCATCGGAGCGGCCCCGCAGGTAGCCGATGCCGGCTGCGGCGCCGACGAGCGCCAGAGCCACGAGCCACACGCGGGGAGCGAGGAGGGGGAACATCACTGCACCGCCATGCACTTGTCGCGCCGCGCCTGCGAGCGCAGGTAGACGCCCCGACACCCGGACCCCGGCAGCGAGCAGTCACGGCCAGCCACGAATCGCCAGGACAGGTACGCTTCGCACGCGCCCGCATAGTCGCCCGCGTTGGCCCGGCGCACCACCGTGCTGCCGCAGGTCGCCTTGACGCCGTAGTTGTAGGCGTGATCGACCAGCAAATCGTATTCCGCCTGGTGCAGCGGCGCGGTCACGCAGGCTTTCAGGCCCCTCTCGTCGCGCTGGATGTGCGCCAGCGAGCGCCGGGCGCCGTCCAAGGGCGTGATCGTGTCGCCCATCTGAACAGGCGTTCCGTCCTCGCGGCGCGTCAGTCCTGGGCCGACCGTTGGAACGTCGCCTTTGACCGGGATCACGGCGCGCTCGGTCCACCCCTCGTGCTGCCACATGCCGACGAGGCCGGCGGCGGACAGCGCCAGGGCGCCGATGGCGATGCGGCTACGGTCAGCCACGGCCGCCCCTCTGCGCCATCACGCGCAGCACGAACGCCGCCGCCCCGATGCCGGCGATAACCGCCGGGCGGGCCTGCGGCGGGCGGTGTGCACAT